TCACATCCACATAATTTGCTGCCCTGACGGCAACGGGTGCGGTCTTACAGCGTGGACTTCTCCCGGCTTCACGATGTATCGCTGTACCGACTCATAAGTGATGAACGTGGCGCTGCAATTCACGTTCTGACACTGGTGATAACGCTCTTTTGTCGTGTCAGTGATATAGCGACTTGTACGCGCATGTGCGGCATGCTGGCATAAAGGACAATGAAACATCGCGAGCACCTCTTCCGGTTTTGTTGATGGTGCCATTTTAGTTAATTTATCCTTATAAAACAAACAGATAAAATAAAAACATTACTCATCATCTTCTGTTTCGTACTCCACATCAGAAAGCCTGACCTCAAGCTCTAAGGACGTCGTGAAGCCGCTATTATTCAGAAAATGTGTCACCTTAGTGATTGTCCAGTCCTGCTCGTCTATGACGCGCTTAAAGCCTGACACTCTGACCGGTGTTTCCGTGTAAATATCAGCACGACCAGTGGCAAGGCTGATGGAGAACTCCGCCACACCCCGTTGCAACTTATCCCACTTCGCCTGAGCGGCGCGCATGGCCTGTGCTTTCGTGGCATATACCGTAGTCAGGGCAAAAACGTTGTCAGCTTCACCGGCCATGTATTCACCTTCGCGCGCTTCCGGTACTTTTGGCGCTTTCTTCTGCGTGACTGGTTTCGCTTTCGGGTGCTCCAGTGCGCGCAGGTGTTTTTCTTTCTTTTTGCGTTTCAGTTTTACCTTCTGCTTTTGCGGCTTCGGGTCTTTGGTGTGTAACCACTTTGCCGTTACGCCTGTGTAGGCTCCGCGGTCAGCAATCGAAAAATGATGACGGTCACCGTCGCTGCGGGTGATGGTAATCTGCGGGATTTTTTTACCGCTGGCAGTCACCCCCAGCCCCGCTTTGAGAAACAGCAGTTTTCCCATTTTTACCGACACCTCACCGCCGTTGCGTTCAGCAAGACGGGTCAGGAATTTCGCATCGGACTCCTGCGACTGGTCGATGTGCGGGATTTTAATTCCGGCCAGTGACGGCGCGACACTGGCTTCCAGCCTGTTACGGGAGGCTATTGCCTCAACAATCGCACCGAGCGTGGTGTCATGCCAGGAGCCTTCACGGCGGGAATTGAGCGTCCCGCGAAAATCTGCACTCCGGGCGCGGATGGTGACCACATCCGGCGCGCCCCGGTGTTCAACCTCATCAACGGTAAATTTCCCTTTGCATACCAGGGCAAAGCCTTTCCAGCCGATATACACCGTCAGGACAGCGCCACGAACCGGCAGCCCGACCTGCCCGTCGGCATCGTTCAGTTCAATATCAAGCTGGTCAGCCTCAAAGCCCCGGTTATCCGTCAGGGTCATGCTCATCAGACGGTCGCTGATATTGCCGGTAATATCCCTGCTGTCGAGCATCAGCATGTAATCCGGCGTCAGCGTACTGCCTGCATCAAATGTCAGCGCATCCAGCATTATCCCGCCCCCGTCATACCCGTGAATCTGGTCGCCATACTGCCAGCCTTACCGATGAGCGATTCCGCCTGTTTACCGATATCGCCATAAAGCGCGGCCAGTGATTCATCAACGCGGGTGAGCGACAGCGTAAAATCAATTTTCCGGGGGGTGCCGTCTGTAAAGAAAATACTCCCTGTTTCACTCACCTTGCTGATGACATACATGCCGTAAATCATGCCAGTGCCATCCAGCAACGGCCACGCCCGGCCTTCCTCTGCCATCAGCCTGAGCGTGGTCATCGTCAGCTTCCCGCCGGTCAGTTCGGGATAAAGCACGCCGGCAAGCGTCATGTTTTCCTCACCCACACCGAGAAACTGAAAGGCATCCCGTTTACCGATACGGGAATTTGACGGCCAGCGATAATCTGATTCGCGCTGCATGGTCTGATGTGGCAGCGTCTGGCGCATAAAAACAAACATACCTAACGCGAGCATCATTTTTCGTCACCTCCTTAACCGTCATGCATCATGCTGGCACGGGCGCGCGCACGTTTATCCCGCTCGTATTTTTCGAGCGCATCCTGTAACTGGCGGTCAAGCTGTGTCCCCGGCGCAGTACCACCCGTCAGGCTGATGTGATATTCGTTTTTACTCTGGTCCACATAAGAGCGGCCAGCCGGTGCCGTGACCGGCTGATAAGCCTGATAGCCTGCATAAGAGCTGGTCGCCGGAATATAACCACCGGTGCCATACGTGGCGGCATGAGTTCTGGCGGCGGTCTGGTCAAGTGTGTCTGACTCTTTGTTGATAACACCGAGTTTTTCCAGTACCCAGTCAATACCGCTGCGCAGTTTGTTGAACGCATTAAGCGGCAGCATCAGCGCGTCAGCCAGTGCCTGCCCGAACATGACGCCCGTGTCACGGCAACGGTTCAGGGTGTCCTGTGTGGCTTTAACCGGAGCAATCAGGTTTGTAAACCACTGCCACGCGGCCTGTAACTTTTCGCCCAGCCAGTCAAACACCGGCTTAAGTGGCGTGAACAGCTCCCCCACCGGCGCAAATGCCGCTTTCAGCCCTTCAACCACACCGCCAAAGAATGCGCTGACAGGCTCCCAGTATTTACGGATAAGCAACGCCCCGGCGACAATGGCAGCCACCACGGCCACAACCGGCCAGCTAATCGCACCGATGGCCGTCATAACGGCACTACCAACCGTCGTGAAGATTGCCCCCATTGCGCCTGCTGCCGCGATAATGGCATTGATGCCGGTGATAACCGGCCAGGCTACAAGGCCAATGGCACCGATGATGCCAGTCAGCGCCAGTGCACCGCCGGCAATGATGCCGATGGTTGACGCCAGTGATTTGTTTTTCTGTATCCAGCCGTCGAGTTTTAACACATACTTTGTGGCCGTCTGCGTGAGCTTACGCAGCGCGCCTTCCTGCTGGTCAAACAGGTCAGTCCCCACAGCCTCATAAGCGGACTGAAACTCCTTAAAGTCACCGCCGAGGTTATCCTGCATGATTTTAACCAGCTCTTCCGTTTTACTGTCCGAGGCTTTCAGCGTGGCGGTCAGCGTATCCAGTTTTCCGCTTGCTGCCGCTGCCAGTAAAACGTTCGCTGATTTCAGGGCTTCCTCACCAAAAATGGTTTTAAGGTATTCCCCCTTCTGAGACGTTCCCAGCTTGTGTTTATCAAAGCTGGCCTGAATCTCTTTCAGAATGGTGACCAACGGACGCATATTTCCCTTTTTGTCCGAGGTTTTAACGCCAAGCTCTTTGAGTGCATCCCATGCTTTTCCAGTCGGAGCCTGTAATCGGGTGACAACGGCACTACTACCCGTACCCGCCATTGACCCCCTGATGTTATTGTCATGCAGCACACCGGTCATGGCTGCTGCCTGCTCAAGACTTACCCCTGCCGTTCTTGCGACCGGACCGAGGTAAGTCAGTGCATCACTGAGTCCCTGAAAATCAGCCGCCGACTTATTCATCGTTGCCGACAACACGTCGCCCACATGGCTGACATCATCATTTGACAGTTGAAAGGATGCCTTAGTCCCCAGCAACAGTTGCGCGTTTTCTTCCATCGACCGCTGATTCGCCAGTGCCATATTCAGCGTGACCGGCGTTGCCGCCTGAATAGCCGCAGCATCTCCACCCGCTTTCGCAATGATAATCTGCGCACCGGCCGCATCATCCGCCGAGGCGGCGGTATTATCGCCGAGCTGGCGCGCCTGCTTGCGGAGCGCGGCCATTTCGGCGGAGTCTTTTGCCACTCCGAGCACGGCCTGCAATTCTGAGTTTTTCTGCGCAAACTCATAACCGGGCATCAGCAACTTAACTCCGGCCATCGTTCCCGCCGCCGCAATCCCCACACCGGCAGCGCCCACCGAGGCCATATTTCCGGCCAGTTCCTTTCCGGCCTGATAACGCTGTTTGACTGCGTTAAGTTTTGCCTGTTGTGCACTGACACGTGCCAGCGCGTCACGCTGACGGTTAAGCTGTGCGGTGGTTTCACTGATACGGTTTTTCAGCCCTCGTTCATCATGCGCCAGATTACGGGTATTAATACCCGCCTGACCCAATTCCTGACGCTGGCGCTGTACCGACAATCTCAGGCTGTTATATTTCGCCTGTAACTCAGACGCATTTTTACGCGCGGCTTCCATTGCCTTTGCCTGTGCATTTGTCGGTCGTTCAGTATTTTTAAACTGGACAGCCAGAGCTGCGGCTTCCTGTCTGGCTTTTTTCAGTTCCTGACCAGTCACGGCGAGCTGTGCACTGGTCTTGCGAAATCCCTCAATACGGGATGCGTGACCGTTCAGCTCGCGCAGTGATTTTTGTGTGTCCCGGATATCCCCCGACAGCGATTTGCTCGCTGTGCGGATGGATTTAAACGGGCGGGATGCCAGGTCAACAGCCCTGAGCAATACCTGTAATTTTACATTGTTACTCATTCGTGTTTCCGCTTCGCCGGAGCGCCTTTTCGCGCCATGTGATGAGTTCGGTCAGGCTCATGGGATACAGTTCTGATGGCGGCCAGTGAAATATCACTGCCACATCCGCCATCAGGTCATCGACCGACAGATTTTTCGGAAACGTCACTGCACCGAGTTCGGCGACAAAAAACCGACCACCTTACCGGCCAGCGCCACAAGGTCAGGCAGTTCCAGTGCGGCGACTTCCTGCTCGGTCAGCATCGGTGCCGTCATGCGCGGCAGCACTTTAATCAGTGCATCGACTTCGGAGTTTGCGACCGCAGCCAGACTGACACCGCGCAGCGTCCCGGCATTGGGTTTCATCAGCGTGACCTGTTCGATAACCTGCTCACCACGCTTGACCGGATTGTCCAGGGTAATCACATTTTCTTTGTTCATGGTTTTCTCACTTCTGAATCGGGGTTAACCGGTCAGCCAGGCTGACCGGATGAAAATCACAGGCCGATATTGCGGCGGTGTTGCTCCAGCCGGTCGACGCCGTTCACCTTCTCAATCATGTTGATGGTGTCGATTTCGACCAGCTCCTTACCGTCCATCGTCAGCCGGAAATAGGTGCAGACCACGGAGATTTTCGACTCGGTGTCTTCTCCCTGTTTACCCTCTCCGGTGTCGATTTCTTTCTGACGTCCACGCATGACCACTTCGACGGCCACCGTTTCGCCGGTATCGTCACGCTGGTAAGAGCCTGCAAAACGAATCGGTACGGCATCCACACCGGTTGCGGCGTAAAGCTCCCAGATAACCGAATCCGGGAAGCCACCGAGCGACCACTCCATTGACAGCGCATCGTCATCAAGGCCGAGGTCTACCGGTGCGCTGCCGTTCATCCCCGCACCGCGATAGTTTTCGAGCTTACGGGTCAGTTTTGGCAGCGTGACGGACTTTGCAACGCCCTGATAGCTGTAGCCGTTCAGAAAGACGTTCATTAACTTGAGTTTGCGCGGCATTGCCATCGGTCAGGCTCCTTAATTGCTGTTAACCGAGGTGACCAGATTTGCCAGGTATTTATCGGTAATACGCTGGCGCAGGGTCAGGTTTTCAAGAGGAGGCACCGGTGTATAGTCGTAGTCGATATACAGTTTTCCGGCCTTGAGGGTTTCCGCATCGTTGGATTCTTCGCTGAACCAGCAGGTCGCATCCACGATATAGCCGTTTGTTTTCAGCTCACGGAATTTGGCATTGATGCCGTCAACGATGTCGCGAATCAGCGTTGCGGTGATGGGCTTGTCCACCGCCCACATGTGCGCCTCAGCCATCGTGTCGGCCAGCACCTGCGCGGTGCGGGTGTAGTTTTCAAAGAGGAACAGCGGGTCATCAGAGCAGGTACGGTTACCCCAGAATCGGAAACCGTCGCGGCGAATCAGCGTAGTGACGCCTGACTCGTTAAGCAGGTCAGCATCGGTGCCGGACTCCTGCAAATCCCAGAATACAGATGCGCTGATGCCGGTAACACCGTTTACCCCGACGTTGGACAGCGTTTTATGCCAGCCCTGCTCCTGGTCGATTTTGGCACGCAGACCCAGCGCACGGGCGGTGGCATACGCGGTGGCGGTGGTACTGGTGACCGTATCCCATGCGAGGAAATCCGGCCAGATGACCATCAGCTCACGCTGGCTGAAATTCTGGCGGTAGGCTTTCACCTCGGAAATGGTTTTACAGCCCCATGCGCTGATATACCCGAAAGCGCGCAGCTTCTGACAGACTGATGCCAGTGCAACCGCCACCTCTTTGGTGTCCAGTCCCGGCACACCGAGAATACGCGGTTTAACACCGGTAACCGACTCCGCCGCCAGCAGGGCTTTCAGTCCGGTGTACTGACCGTTTTCGTCGGTGGTGCCGATGATATTGGAAACGGTCTGCGCAAGTTTCGTTTCTTCGTCATCGCCGTTGCCGTCTTCCACGCGCACGACAACGGTGACCGGTTTTGACTGGTCAGCGATGGCCTGCAACGACGCCGCCAGCGTGCCTTTTTTACCGGCCTTTGCAATTGCGCTCTGCACGTTGGTAATCAGCACCGGTTTATTGAGGGGGAAGGTTTCCGCATCCGCATCGCTGGCCGTGCAGACCATGCCGACAATGGCAGTGGATACGGTGGAAATGACGCGGGTGCCGTCGTTAATCTCCAGCACCTGCACGCCGTGATGATAGTCACTCATCCGTTTAACTCCGTGGTTAATGGGTGCAACTATTTTCTGTTGTGCAGAGCATGAGACGCTATTTGACCTGGCTGGTCAGTGGATGAAACAACAGATAAAGAAAAGGCGGGCAATTCGCCCGCCTGTCCTGATTTGAACTCACTCATTTTCCGACTGACAATTTACATAGCCCAAAAGTTATCAAATCTGACAGTCTGCTTTGAACAAGAAGCGGACATTTGCCTGTCAGGGTATATGCCGCTCTGCGGTTATTATCCAGAATCAAAAATTCATCTGAGTTGGATTACATATAAAACATAGTTACCCCATGAATAACCATTAGCAGATTATCAATTATGTAAATCTTTTGTTTTATGTTCTTTGGCGTGTTGTGACAACAAATGGCTATAGCGTTTAAGCAAAATATTAGAAAGATTAAGCTCATTCATGAAGTGTTCTTCTAATAAGTAACCATCAATATCAACTTTAATATCATTACCACTTTTCATCTTCTGTAACGTAGATTTTACACGCTCCAGCAGGATGCTTTGCTCATGGTAATAGTCCATAAGAAGAGTAACATCCTCTTTATCAAGCTTACTTAATTCGCTGAAGTAGGATTTAAACACTTTATCAGTCTGGTTTAATGCAATCTGTAAGCGAGGCCCCCCTAATGATTTGACATTAATGGCAAAAGGCTCGCCAACAAAATGCTCCGAATTTTCGTCAAAGCCAATATATCTCGTTTTATCAAGAAAAGTGAGAGCGCGATGGTTATTAGCGATTTCATATGCAAACATTGTTCTGATACTGTCCCTCTCAGCCTCCATGCTTATATCATCACGATGATTTGTATAAAATATATTTCCAACAAAGAGAACCATAGCAAGAATCACTGAACTTGCCTCCCAGTTAATATTTTTTAATCGTCGCTTAGTAAACATACCGCACCTTAATTATCAAAAATATTCCTTCAGTGTTATCTGGTTAGCCTAAACCAAGTCATTAAAGTCTGCAGGATATCATATACATAAAATGTATTGATTAGAATTTGCACTAATAAAATAATGCTTTACTAAAATCTACTCCAGACACAGAGCGGCCTGTCAGATTAGGCTTTACTCTGTGCCATAGATACGTTTGCTCACTCCAGAGATCATACAACTTATTGCGGCATTTCCGGCCATTCAGGATTTGCAGGATCCACACGACTGACCAGAACGCTGTAGCGTTCCCATGCTTCCAGTCGGCTACGCTCCTCATCTGTTGCCATGTTCAGTCTGACAGCGCGATCCAGCGGCAAAATCACGGATTCAGCATCTGCTAGAAGTCTGGCTTTCCGGTTTTCTGCCTGCTGCTGCAATTCCTCTGCCGTATAAATGCGTTTAATCACTTTGCCGTCCTTAAACATCCAGTTCCCTGAAATGTCCGCCCGTCGGTTAGCAGTAATATCCGCCACTTCAACAACACTTAATCCATCCGGTCTGATAGCTGTCACATCCTTTTCCACATAGCGGATGATATTATCTTTGTCGTACGCTATTTTTAGCGTGTCATCAGCAAAATACTTTTGTTCTTCGTACCAGTTCTTACCATCTTCTGAAAAAAACCAGACAACATCAAAGTCTTTTGTCAATTGATATTGTTCAACCGTTTTTGGATTACCTGCCGTTATATTTATCAAATGCTGCATAAATTATACCTGCGCCACGTTATACCAAGTCCCGTTAATGTATTTCTGCACCGGTCTGTAATATACGCCACCAATGTTATCGGCAGAGTTTGAGCCGGTATCCTGAACAATAATGCCGGAATATACACACCCGGATGGTGCCTGATGTGTCCATGTCATGCCATTGTTCGCAGGTTTGTATGTGGCAGCACCACCAAGCCGGATATCCCGGACATAGCGGGAATCAAAGTTACCGTAATCCGAGGGATTAACACGCCCCGTAATATTTATGGTTTTATTACTTTGAATGCTACCGGAGACAAAGCGCATAACATGGACGTTATTAGCATAAACATCCAGATTACCGTCGCCATTTTGTTTAAAGCCCGTGTCATTATCACCCAAAACAATCGAGTTACCGCCAAGAGCACTGGATGTTCCGATACCCAGTGCACCATTCAATTGACCTCCAGATAATGACAACGCCCCAACATCAGCAGCAGTTGGTTTAATGTGCGAACTGTAAATTATATATACAGTTCCATCTGTCAGGCCTGTTGGTTTATTCGCTGTATAAGATGGCGATGTATGAATCGTTACGCTGGCGTTACTGGTATAATCCCACTGAATATTAACACCTGTGGCGTAATTACCTATTTCAACATAAACATCATAGGTATCACCGGATGTATTCACCCATGCAAAATTAGTAAATCCAACCGATGTCCGTCGCCATAACGCACCAGTAAGACCTTTTGGATTTCCATTTCCCGCACGAAGAACAAGTTCAGATATACCAGCCTGCATAGGGGAGTTAACATTATATCCAGCACCACCAATCAGACTTATGTAAACCACGGAACTGGCCTGTGGCATGGTTACAGTTGCCAGCCTGAACCATCCTGCACCACCACTAAAAGACATGGTTGTTGAATTTGTTGCACCAATATTGCGCAGGAATAATCTTTTATCAGGAATATCCGCACCGTTCTGATCTTTCTGAAGACGTTTCTCAGCATTGTCATAGGCAGCCTTCACCGCTTTTGGTGTTGCGGCCAGCGTTTCCGAATCACTGTTGGCGGCGCTACTTAGCTGGACAAGCCCTTTTCGCGCTGTGGTGCCATCCTGTGCAGTGTATTTCCCGTTAGCAAGGTCATACGCTGTCTTAACCGCCTTTGGCGTTGCCGCAAGCGTTTCAGAATCGCTGTTGGTGGCGCTACTGAGCTGGACAAGGCCTTTTCGCGCGGTGGTGGCATCCTGTGCAGTGTATTTCCCGTTAGCAAGGTCATATGCTGCTTTTACCGCTTTTGGTGTTGCGGCGAGCGTTTCAGACGTGCTGTTGGCGGCACTACTGAGCTGGACAAGGCCTTTTCGCGCTGTGGTGGCGTCCTGTGCAGTGTATTTCCCGTTAGCAAGGTCATATGCTGCTTTTACCGCTTTTGGTGTTGCGGCGAGTGTTTCAGACGTGCTGTTGGTCGCACTGCTTAACTGAGTAAAACCTTTTGCGGTCAAAGAAGCGTCCGGGTGACGTCGTGACTGTTCGTGCTCTGCAATTTTGTCATCAACGTAATCCTGCGTTGCCATCACCGTTGTGGTGTCAATAGTCAGCTCCACTGAGGCCACACTGCTGACGATGATGACCATGCGGCAGGTCTGCGAACGCCCTGAGCCTTCGGCAAGGGCAGGTTTATAACTTTCGGCCATGTTCGCCACGGCAATTAACGTTCCCGCATCATCGTACAGGCCAAGCTCTCGCATCCAGAAACCGCCCACCTCCGGCGGAATAACCAGCTCTGCGATAATATAATTACTGTTTCGTTTGTCCTGGCTGATTTTGTTCAGCGCATGTCGCCAGACTTCATGGATAAGTCCGGTCTGTCCGGCATCCGGGACAGGCAATTTACCACCGCCATCCCCGACGGCCATCGTGGTAATGTTGACCTTCCGCCCTCCCGGTGCGGTTGCCGCTGCCAGCTTTGCTGCACCGGCAGTGGTGATAACGGTTCTGAATTTTGTGCTCATTATTCCTCACTTATCCGGGGTAAACCGTAATTACATCGCCGTCGTAAGCCATACCACCGGCGAACAGGTAGCCGGGAATGTCCCGGGTAATGTTCAGGCCAATAAGATGACGACTTGCAGGTTTGGCATCAGCAATAAGCCGTTCCATTTCCTGATACATTGCCTCTGTGATGCCACTTTCCAGTACACCAATATCAAGCCGGAAGGTGCCGGGCGGGTCACTGTTTTCCCACCACTCCGTCACGTTGATGAGATAGCCGAGCGGCTCCACCACACGCCGGATTGCACCTATAGTGCCCTTATGACAGTGGATGAAATAGGCATCGCGGATAACGGTGCGTTTTGTCGCTTCCGGCCACTTTTCATCCCACCTGTCGACCGAAAACGCCCACGCCAGCCACGGCAGCAGATTTGCCGGACAGGTATCCGGGTTCCACAGTTCACGAATCCTGACCGGCGTTTTTTCAATTTCCGCACAGGCTTTTGCGGCAGCAACTTCAAGCGGTGATGAGCCGGTCGGCAGCAGTCGCGAATCACTCATCCGAGCCTCCGGTCACGACGCGATATTCGGTACAGAAAGACGCCTGCGTACTGTTGAGCACAATGTCGGCCAGCGGTGCAGTCAGTTCGACACGCTGCACGCCTTCCACATGCAAAGCGGCATAAATGGCAGACAGACGGATGTCACGCCCCAGCCGGTGCTGTGCCGTGATATACGCTTCCAGTTTTTTCACGGCGGCAGCGCGGATGGGTTCGCTTTCGGGACCAGGGTAAAGGTAAAGCGTGGCGTTTATCTGGTATTCAACAATGGCGGCAGACTGCACGGTCACGCGGTCGGCCACCGGCCTGACGTCCTCGCCATTAAGGGCGTTACGCACCACGGCCAGCAGATCTTCGGATGCGACGCCGTTATTTTCACGTGACAGCACAGAGATGGTGACGCAGGCCGGAGACGGACTGGTGACAGAGATATCCGCGACACGCCCGTCGGCACTGCGACCATGATACTGATAGGCTCCCACCGACCCGGCGACGCTTAAGCCTTCAAACGCCTGCTGAATACGCAGCCGGTAATCGGTGTCAGACTCCATCACTGCCGGTGTCGGCGGGATGGTCGAATCATCTGCCGGGGTGATAATCAGGCGCGTGGTGTTGTAATTGGCACCAATCACATCAAGGTCATTACCGGCGGCACAGGCCAGCATTACCGCCCGTGCGGCCTCATTCACACGCTGACGCCAGATAAGCTCACGATAAGCATTTTCCTCCAGCAGTTTGACGAGAGGCTCAGATTCCAGCGTCAGGGTACGGGCGACCGCCTCCTGCTGGTCTTCCGGGTAAAGGGAAATCAGTGTCGCCTTGCGTTCGGCGAGAATGGTTTCAAAGTCCAGCTCCTCGACCACATCCGGTGCGGGTAGCTGGTTCAGGTCGATAATCGGCATGGTTTCAACTCACAGGGATGGTTAACGAAAGTGGCTGGCCGGTGTCGTTGTGCTGGCCGGTTAACGTGACCGTCATTCGCCCGTCAAAACTGCGCTCAGTGGTGACGGATGACAGGGTGACGCGGGGTTCCCATTTCAGCACTGCCATGTAACAGGCGACCTTAATCTGCAACTCAAGCGCCGGAGTCTGCGGCTGGTCAATCATTGACGCCAGCAACGAGCCGTAATCACGACGCATCACCCGTGAGCCGACCGGTGTGCGCAGGATATCGCCGATACTCTGGCTGATATGCTCAAGGTCAGTGACCGTCAGGCCATCACTGCGATTCATTCCGAGATAACGCGCTGTCATAAAGGACTCCCGGTTGTGCCGCCGCTGTCGCCGGGGTGTTTGTGGGTATGCAGTACCTTACCGTTTGATGAGAGTTCACCGCCGGTGTGTTCAATGTTGCCGCGCATCGTCCCGCCCTTCTGCACTTCCAGCGTGCCGGTAGTCAGTTTGTTAGTGCAGACCACTTCCGGTGTGTCCAGGGTGACACGGGTTGACGCTTTCACCGTGACCACCGGTACCGTGGCAGTAACAGAATCAGAAGCCGTCACGCTGGCCGTTTTAATTCCGCTTACCGTGAGTGCACTGGTTTCGGGTTCATACTCAATCACCGCCCCGTCAGGGAAACGGATATGCAGGGCATCCGCCGACGCAGACGGCGGAGGGTTATCACCGGAATAAATCCCCGGCAGAACGAACGCCGTGTCGAGTTCACCGCCCACGGCCAGAATCAGCACCTGTTCCCCCACGGAAGGTGCCCACCATGTGCGCGAACGCCCGGCGCGATGGGTCAGCCACTGAAGCCAGTCGGTGCACATGCCGCCGGTCTGCACACGGCAGCGACCGGCGTTAAGGTCGGTTTCGACGACAAGGCCGGTGCGAATCATGTTGCGCAGTGCGCGCGCGAGTTCCTGAATATTTGCGAGAGTGTTCATAACGGGAAGGATGCCGCCGGGTCATACCGGCGGCAATGTGACGATGAGGTGTCGGGAATGGCACAACTAACGGTCGAGGTGAGCCAGGATAATCTCTTCAATCATCTGCACATCCTCACCGGTAAAGCCGAGCAGAGGACGCGCCGGATAATCAATTTTCTTACCGTCTTTCCGGTTTTCTTCCGACAGACCGAACTGATGCACACTGGCGTTTTTCGGTGACTTCCCGCCGTAAAATTCCATTGATGCCTGTTCCGGGCTGGCGCGGATATGCAAAAAACGACTGGTGATAAGTTTCGCAAACATTTTTCGCTTAACACGACCGGTCTTTTTTCTGGCGCTCTGCTGCTGGCGTGGCGCGTAGGGTGTGCCGTCCGGGGCTTTCTGTGCCATCACCCGACGCTGCTGACTCTGCCGCAGACGTTTCGCCAGTTCGGCACTCAGTCGCCGACGCCCTGACGGTGACAGCGACTCAATCAGTCCGGTCAGCCGGTCTTCAAAACGCTTAAACTCATTCATCCCACTTGCTCACCAGTTCGCCATTGATATAAAGCTCCATCGGGCGGGTGACCGGCTCCGGCGGCGGGGGTTCCGGGATATTCTTCACATGCAGTGCGCCGTCGACCTCACTGACCAGCGTGCGCTCGGTCAGCATCAGGCTGATGCTGATATCAAAGCTGCTGTCATTGTTGATGTCTGCATAAAACGTGAAGCCCTTTTTCTGGCCTGCGTCGGTGGTCATGATGTCGGGCTGATTTTCCCGCAGCCACGCCAGCACCGGCACAATGAGCAGGTCAAAATCACCGGTAAAGTCGGTCACAATGACATTGAGCGTGTAACGCTTTTCGAATGACAGCGACGTCGCCAGTGTGGAGGCAATACTCCCGTTATCCACGAATATCCGCAGCATATCGGGGTTAGTTTTCAGCACCGTGACGGCATCAGTCAGCGCCCTGCGCAGGCTGTCGGGTTTGAGCATCGTTTTCGTCCTGACAGTATTTAATCATTTTTACCTGGCTGGCACAGCGCGCCAGCGCGTTCTCAAGCTGCCGGATATCGGCACTTAAATCACCGTTCGTCTCCGGGTCGCTGCCCGGCATCGGGCAAAGGCTCACTTTCGGGCAGGCGTTGGGGACAATCACTGGCGTCGGTGCAGGCCGGACGCTGGTGCAACCGGCGCACAGCATCAGGCAGGTCAGCACCGTACCAGCGGCGGAAATCTTCGTTTTCATTGAGTAATCTCGTGATGGTTTTCTCGCGCTGAGCTTCACGCTTCGCGGCGTTCTCCAGTTCCTGACGCAGTGCCACCTGCGCCAGCTCGTTTTTGTCTGCCCTGGTGAGCGCAACATGAAGCTGATTTTTCAGCATGGTGATGGTCGTCTGCTGCCCGCTGGCGACGTTGCTCGCCCTGTCCAGTGAGGTGCGCAGGCTGGCGTTTTCATGCTTCGCCAGAAACAGCCCCGCCACCGCCAGTGATAACAACACAACCAGCACAATCATCAGCTTTGACATGGTTCCCGCCCCCCAAAACGCTGACGGCAGGCCGTACGTATCAGCCGGAAAAACAGTGACGCCACGAGATAAATCAGCGCGGTAAAAATCCATCCGGCGGCGACCAGCGAGATAAACGTCGCCACCATCACCACCAGAGCCGCTGCCCGTCTGCGCCACGGCACCGGCTGCAAAAACAGCGACGTGACAATCTTCACGGCCAGCGATTCCGGCGGAAGCTCCCGCCCGTAGCGTTCCAGTACATACTCTGTGGCATACACGCCGACACCACCGGCAACCACACAGATAACCGTCGCCAGAATCGCCCAGGCAGCGACAAAACTGACGGCCACGCTCTGCGGGTAAATCAGGGACAGTGCCAGCATCAGCGCCAGCGACACGTTCAGCATCAGTGAAAGGGATAATTTCTTCATGGTGTTTACTCCGTTTAAGCCGGTACGCCGCCAGCGGTACGCCAGACGGTGACCAGTTTTTCCAGTGAATGCTCACGCTGACCGTAACCGGCACCCGGCAGGGACGCCCAGATATTGCGACAGCGTGAAATGGCGCGCTCAATGCGTCCCGCCCGGATGTCATCCAGTGCACCGCGTTCGCGGATCAACTGAATGGCGAGTCTGTCCTGTGACAACGGACTGAAATCCGGCAGGGCAAGCTGTTTGCGGTAATGCGGCCAGAACAGGTAAAGCTGCTGATAGCGACCGGAGGCCGTGGATTTTTCACCGCGACGGTTAAACACCTTCGCCGGTCGGCCATGCGCGAACGGGTGGTCACTGTAGTCGGTGAAAATTTCCGGCTTTCCGTCCAGTCCGGTGACTATCACGTCATAGCCCCGGTTTTTCGTCAGCGGATGATTCGCCGTCCCTTCGGACGCGGCCAGCATGTCGAGAAAGGCGGCGATATTCTGATGCGTGTTAATTACCGGCATTACGGTTTCCCCCTGCCCTTAAAGCGGCGCTGAATGGCAATCTCAATCACCTGATAACCGGCGATACCCAGCATGGAGCCGATGCCGCACACCGCAGGCAGTGGCAGGTCAGGAAACTGCACCAGAACAACACCGGCAACCATCGAGACAAAACCACCGAGCAACATGCGCCCGATAAACAGACGCGGGGTGATGGGTTCACCACCGGCAAGCACCTTGCCGACAACAATCAGCACCCCAATCATGAAAAGCGACAGGACGCTTTTTTCTTCTGCTGTCATGCGTTACTCCCACAGATTGACAGTTTCAGCCACGGGCGCGGTCTGAACGTCGGGCAGTTCGACGGCGGTGCCATGTGGCAGCACCGCCCCCAGTTCAGCCAGTCCCGGATTTGCGGCGAGCACAGCCTCGACCACGCCCTCAGTGCGCCCGTAATACCGGACACAAATGGCGTCGAGCGTGTCGCCCTGTAGCGCAAAGGTCTTCATCAGATTTGACTCACGATGCAGCGCGGCTTGTCCTGGATGCGCGCCACTGCCCAGCGCATATCCCGCCACAGCTCATCAATGGTGCTGTCAATGCTGTCGGCCTTCTTGTCGCCTTTCGCACTGGCATCCACGCCGCGATAACGCTCATAAAGCGATGCGGTCGCCATCGCACACACGGCGCGCTCGTAGTAAAAAACTTTGATGCTTTCACCGTCGATGTCGTCCGCCGGGACGTCCGCCAGACGCGTAAAACCGGCAGCAATTTTCTGTTCGCGGTACTCGTACAGCTCCGCATTCGTCTCCGCCATGCCTGACTTGATGGCCTCACGCAGACGGGCGGGGGCGACGGTCTGCTCAAGGCGCATACGTTCCCGGACGCGCTTCGGGTCGATATCGGGAAAAAAGAACGTGTTTTTAATCACCGGCTCGTCGCCTGCCGGTTGCGGGATGACCACCGTACCCTCACCGGACACGGGAGCCTCCTTTCGCGGAATAATCAGCGTCATCATGACTACCTCTGAAAAGTCGGGCGGTGGACGCCGGTGCAATGTCAGGTGATTCACCCTCACTGACCGGCGTGCCGCCCTGGCGCGGGGCGCATTCGGTTGTTAACTGGCTTTCTTTTTCGGGCGTCCACGTTTTGCCGGTGTCGCGCTCCGGGTCTTACGCGGAGTGCGGGTGGCCGCTTTGGGCTGCGGCTCCGGCTTCGGTTTCAGCTCCCGCTCCAGTCGTTCAATCTCTTTTTTGACGCCTGCCTGACAGTCGAGCTGTGTCGCACGTTGCAGGTGCGCCAGCGCACCGGCGGCATCACCAGCGTCACGCAGAAACAGACCGGTGATTTTGTGCAGCTTTGCGCGCACTTCATCAGGCATGTCAGCCGTGGCAGTCAGTTCAAGGGTGTCCGTCAGCAGGCGGGTATCCACAGACTCACCGGCAGCGTGGGCGCGCATGGCCGCAAGTGCCACCTCCTCGGTGAACATGTACGGCGGGGTACGGCGGTGTTTACCCGGCATGGTCAGACCGTATTTCAGGGCATAACGGGCAATCTCCAGCGCACCGGCAATATCGCCGGTATCCAGACGCCACAGCATAACCGTCATCAGAATGTCATCCTGTGCACCTTTGCCCTGCTCCAGCACGCCGTTCACCCACGGCAACCAGAACGGCAGCAGTTCGCGTTTTTTCGCGGCTTTCAGCTCTTTTGAATAAATCGCTTTCAGTGTGCGCTGGTCTGCGGCGAGCTTAACCAGCATCTGCTCATAGACAGTTGCATGTCGCAGCGGGGCGGCTTCCCGCTGCGCGGTCATCGCTGCCGAGATCCGCATCATGTGGCGCTGTGCGGGACTCGTCATCGGTTACGCTCCCGGCTCTGCGGTCGCTTTAGCCGGTGTAGAGAAATCACCGACCTTAATTTTTTCCACCAGACAACCGGCGGCGTAGTCTTCCACCACGTAATCAATGTTCATTGACTCGTAGTTCTCCACGCGGTCGAGTTTCGGGTTTTCCTCAATCACGCGGCGATGGCTGTCATCCATGTAGTAGATGGACAGGTTTTCCAGCTTCGTGATGAGCATCGCATCTGCCGGGAAGTACGGGACGCGCACTGCCGGCAGGTTACCGATGCGTTTCTGGCTGATGATGACGTCAGCGGCCAGCATTTCGCTGTTGTCCTGCTCCCTGTTGACGATGGGGAAATACTTGTCCGCCAGTAGCTGACGCCCCACAATCACCACAAGGTCAGGGTCTTCCTGATACCACGGCTCAATCAGGTTGTTGGTCGCATCCATCACCAGTGCATCGAGGCTGGCATAATCACCGCCCTTACCCACGCGGATGACCTCAGAGGTCGTGTGACCTTCCTCGTCAGTAACCTTGCTCATCACGCGCGCCGGGGCTTCATTGCGGTATTTCTGCAGCCAGCCGACCGCCACATCCTGCAGCATCTGGTTACTGCTGCGGTCAGAGGTTTCGGCACGCCTCACGCCGTTAAAACCGGCCATGATTAAATCAAGGGACTGGCGTTTGATAATGGCGTTACGGACACGGAGCTGGAAATCCTGATAACGCGCCCACAGGTCCAGCGTTTTGTAGCGGATATAAAAATCGAAGTTAATCTGGTCGCATTCGTACTTGTTTGACGCCAGCTTCGAGAAGTCCTTCGGCTGACGCTCGGTACCACCGGCAGTGTCGGTAGTGCTGGCGATGGAGCCGGTGACACCGATACCAATTTTTTCCCCTTTCATTTCGCTGACCGGCACAATGTTGATGCGGGTCAGAAAGTCAGAGGACTCCTGCATGGTGTTCATCAGGGTCTGGGTGACCGACGGTTCAACGGTGAATTTTTTCGACACATCACCGGCGTCAATGCCGTTCAGTTCGGCAACACGGGACAGGTAGGCATTAAATTTAAAGCGGGTTTCCTGGCGCATAGTTTTTCCTGAAATTAAGGGTTAATCGTGAAGGTTTTCCCGGACTGACTGACGCCGGTCAGCAGTTCGTCATCAGGGCGTCACCGCCACCACCGGTGGCCTTGCTGCGGCGCTGCTGGGTCAGACTTTCGGTGTGGTCAAGACTGTTTTTCAGGCGGGTGAATGCCTGGCTGGTTTCATCCGCCCTGTCAGTCACCTCCTGCTTAAGAGCGGAAAAGGCAGTTTCCATCTCAGCGAGGCGCTGCTCAGTGGCGCTCAGTTTTTCCTGCACATGTTCAGCGACAGCGGTCACCGCTTCATGCACGTCATTCAGACGGGCGTCATCGCTGGCCTGTTTGCGGCCAAAAATGGATTTCACCTTTTCGGTCAGGGCGGTGAACACGGTTTCAGGCAGGTCTTCAAATTCCAGCTCAACAGGCGTTGCCACTGAAATCAGGTTTTCAGGGCTTAATTTGAAGCGGTTCAGGGGGTTGTGTTTTGCCGTGCGGCAGAATTCCAGGTATTCCGTGCCGAGGCTTGCCGGGTCATCGGTGACGGCCAGCCCCACCAGATAACATTTGCCGGTGTTGGCAAAGTTCGGCTGAATTTCCATTGAGGTGTAGACCTTCTGCGCGGCCTTGTTCATCGCGATAAGGTCATCGGTCGGGGTGATTTTCGCAAACAGCGCCCATTTGCCTTTCAGCGCCGAATCATCGTCAATCTTTTCGGCCTTCAGTTCGGCCACATCGCCATAACGCTTAAAAATACCGTCAGGCAGGATGCCGCGCAGATGTTCCAGGTTAATGCGGCAACCATAGACTCGCGGGTCAAAGGTTTCGGCCATTTCCTGAATATCCTGCGCACTGATGACACGCCCGTCACAGGTGTCACCCTCAACGCCGATACGAAAGAATTTTGAGACTTTTTTTGCCATTGTCAGGAGTCCTGAATAGTGATTAGAGGAGTCACATGTCGGCATCAGTTTCCCGACGATGCGCATCCTCCGCCATCAGTCCCGGATGGCTTATCACTGACACAACAGCACCTTAGCGAATCGCGGGGCGCGACTCAGTAGCCTTGCCGTGTATTCATCACGGCGAGGTATTCATGACCATCACCACAGACACCACTCTTTTGCACGACCCGCGTCGTCAGGCGGCGCTGCTGTACTGGCAGGGGTTTTCCGTGCCGCAGATTGCCGCCATGTTGCAGATGAAACGCCCGACGGTGCAGAGCTGGAAACAGCGCGACGGCTGGGACAGCGTTGCCCCCATCAGCCGTGTCGAAATGAGTCTGGAAGCGCGGCTGACCCAGCTCATTATCAAACCGCAGAAAACCGGCGGTGACTTCAAGGAAATTGACCTGCTCGGACGCCAGATTGAACGACTGGCACGGGTAAACCGCTACAGCCAGACCGGCAACGAGGCAGACCTTAATCCGAACGTCGCTAACCGCAACAAAGGCGGGCGTCGCAAACCGAAAAAGAATTTTTTCAGTGACGAGGCCATCGAAAAGCTGGAGCAGATTTTCTTTGAGCAGTCTTTCGAATATCAGTTGCACTGGTATCGCGCCGGGCTTGAGCACCGCATCCGCGATATCCTGAAATCCCGCCAGATTGGCGCGACGTTTTATTTTTCCCGCGAGGCGCTGCTGCGCGCCCTGAAAACCGGTCATAACCAGATTTTTCTGTCGGCCAGTAAAACGCAGGCGTATGTGTTCCGCGAATACATCATCGCCTTTGCCCGGCTGGTTGACGTTGACCTGACCGGTGACCCGATTGTCCTGGGCAATAACGGCGCAAAACTGATTTTTCTCGGTACCAACTCCAACACCGCACAGAGCCATAACGGCGACCTGTACGTCGACGAGATTTTCTGGATCCCGAATTTTCAGGTACTGCGTAAGGTGGCATCAGGTATGGCCTCACAGAGTCACCTGCGCTCGACCTATTTCTCCACCCCGTCCACGCTGGCGCACGACGCCTACCCGTTCTGGTCCGGTGAACTGTTCAACCGGGGACGCGCCAGCGCCGCTGAACGCGTGGAAATCGACGTCAGTCATAACGCCCTTGCCGGTGGGCTTCTCTGTGCGGACGGACAGTGGCGGCAGATTGTCACCATTGAGGACGCCCTGAAAGGTGGCTGCACACTGTTCGACATTGAGCAGCTCAAACGTGAAAACAGCGCCGACGATTTTAAAAACCTGTTCATGTGTGAATTTGTTGACGACAAGGCGTCGGTGTTCCCGTTCGAGGAGCTGCAACGCTGCATGGTCGACACGCTGGAAGAATGGGAAGACTATGCCCCCTTTGCCGCAAATCCGTTCGGCTCCCGCCCGGTATGGATTGGTTACGACCCGTCACACCGTGGCGACAGTGCCGGATGCGTGGTGCTGGCACCGCCGGTGGTAGCCGGTGGCAAATTCAGAATACTTGAGCGTCACCAGTGGAAAGGCATGGACTTTGCCACCCAGGCGGAATCCATCCGCAAACTCACTGAAAAATATAACGTCGAATACATCGGTATTGATGCCACCGGCCTCGGTGTCGGCGTGTTCCAGCTTGTGCGCTCGTTCTATCCCGCCGCGCGCGATATCCGCTACACGCCGGAAATGAAAACCGCAATGGTGCTCAAGGCAAAAGACGTTATCCGCCGTGGCTGTCTGGAATATGACGTCAGCGCCACCGACATCACCAGCTCGTTTATGGCTATCCGCAAGACCATGACCAGCAGCGGGCGCAGCGCCACCTATGAGGCCAGCCGCAGCGAGGAAGCCAGCCACGCCGACCTCGCCTGGGCGACCATGCACGCCCTGTTAAATGAGCCACTCACCGCCGGTATCAGCACCCCGCTGACATCCACCATTCTGGAGTTTTACTGATGAGCAAGAAAAAAGGGAAAACACCGCAACCTGCGGCAAAAAAAATGACCGCCAGCGCCCCGAAAATGGAGGCATTCACCTTTGGTGAGCCGGTGCCGGTACTCGACCGCCGTGACATTCTGGATTACGTCGAATGCATCAGTAACGGCAGATGGTATGAGCCACCGGTCAGCTTTACCGGTCTGGCAAAAAGCCTGCGTGCTGCCGTGCATCACAGCTCACCGATTTACGTCAAACGTAATATTCTGGCCTCGACATTTATCCCGCATCCGTGGCTTTCCCAGCAGGATTTCAGCCGCTTTGTGCTGGATTTTCTGGTTTTCGGTAATGCGTTTCTGGAAAAGCGTTACAGCACCACCGGTAAGGTCATCAGACTGGAAACCTCACCGGCAAAATATCCCCGCCGTGGCGTGGAGGAGGATGTTTACTGGTGGGTGCCGTCCTTCAACGAGCCGACAGCCTTCGCGCCCGGCTCCGTGTTTCACCTGCTGGAGCCGGATATCAATCAGGAGCTGTACGGCCTGCCGGAATATCTCAGCGCCCTTAACTCTGCCTGGCTGAATGAGTCGGCCACGCTGTTCCGCCGCAAGTATTACGAAAACGGCGCTCATGCCGGATACATCATGTATGTCACCGATGCCGTGCAGGATCGCAACGATATCGAAATGCTTCGCGAAAACATGGTCAAGTCGAAAGGCCGCAACAACTTTAAAAATCTGTTTCTCTATGCCCCGCAGGGAAAAGCCGACGGCATTAAAATTATCCCGCTCAGTGAAGTGGCGACGAAGGACGATTTTTTTAATATCAAAAAAGCCAGTGCCGCAGACCTGCTGGACGCGCACCGCATCCCCTTTCAGTTGATGGGCGGCAAGCCGGAGAACGTCGGGTCGCTGGGTGATATTGAGAAAGTGGCAAAGGTCTTTGTCCGCAATGAGCTTATCCCGTTACAGAACAGGATCCGCGAGATAAACGGCTGGCTCGGTCAGGAGGTCATCCGATTTAAAAACTACTCACTGGACACTGACAACGGCTGAACATCGCCGCCTGCGGGCGGCTTTTTTACACCCCGTCATCACGCCCTCACACGCTCACCACCGCACAAAACACCCCGCAGACACACCAACGCCTCAACGGGCAGACTAAGCGCCGTCACGACGCGCTGAGACGCTGAAAAAATAAAATCAGCACCACCGCCAGCGCGCAGTGCTTTCCCCGCCTCGCCCGCCCGCTTCATGGGGCGGTTTTAATGCAGTTGCACAGCCATGTCAAAGCCATGTCAACACTAGCAGTATGTAAAAAGAGCAGATATAAGAAACAAATGCAGTTTCATGCAAAAAGCGACACACATCATGTCATGAAACAAAGCCGCTAATGAACACTTGCTTTGGTTATCTTAAGGTTTTATCTTCAGCCTAACCTATTGATTGCATGAAACTAAAATGAACTCTCAGCAAGGAACGACTATATGTCAGATTTCGAAATTAAAATTGATTTGAATGTGCTAAATCACCTAGGGATGAGTCTCTATTCCAATACTCCCGCGGTACTAACTGAGATTATATCAAATGCATGGGATGCAGATGCTCAAAATGTAGAAATTACACTTGATGTTGAGAAAGGAGAGGTCATCATTAAAGATGATGGTCATGGCATGTCTAAAGATGACATTATTAATAAGTTCCTAAAAGTCGGTTATGCTCGCAGGGAACATGGAAGAGCCAAAAGCGATCATCTAAAACGTCAAGTTATGGGCAGAAAAGGTATTGGTAAGCTTGCCATGTTTTCACTTGCCAATAAAATCCAAGTTTATTCTTACAAAAAGGGGGAACAGCCTCAGGCCTTTGAGGTAGATGTCAAAGATTTACAGCAAAGTATCAAAGAATCAAAAAACTATATTGCTGACTCCCTTGAAATACCCGAAAATCTTGCTTACGGCACTACAATTAAATTATTTGAACTAAAAAAAGCCATTGATAGGACTCAAACTTACCTCAGAAAGCGAATAGCTCGTCGATTTAGCATTATTGGCCCCAACCATAACTTTACAGTTAAAATTAATGGGACCGATATTACACCGGCAGATAGAGATTTCCTTTCAGATCTCGAGTTCATTTGGGAATTTGGCGAATCCGACCCTGAAAGGATAAAATCCTGCACAAACATCACACAAAAAAACATATTACCAAATACTATTACCTTTGAAGGAAAAGATGTAAAAGTTAGTGGGTACATTGGCAGTGTAGTTAAGCCATCACAGTTAAAGAAAGACCCTGAAATATCTAACAACAGCATTACTGTAATCTCTCACGGACGTGTTTTTGAGGAGGACATATTATTAGAATTTGGAAGTGCTAAAGTATTCACCAATTATCTGGTCGGTGAAATAGTCGCCGATTTTCTAGATGATAACGAAAAGCCTGATATGGCAACATCTTCTCGTCAAAAACTACAACAGAATGATCCAAGATACCCTGTACTTAAAGGTTTTCTGGAAAGAACGCTACAACTAATCGATAAAGATTGGGATAAATGGAGACGCGAAAAAGGAGTAAATGAAGTTAAAAGCAATACTCCAATAGTAAGTGAATGGCTGAATTCTCTCAAAAAACATGAGAGAGAAAGTGCCGAAAAGTTAATTGGACGAGTAAACACATTCCGTTTTTCTGGTAATGAGGAAGAACAAAAAGCAGCAAGAAAAACCGTATTAAAAAATACGGTATTAGCCTTTGAAAGACTTAGAATTCAAGACAACCTTGATGCATTAGATAAAATAAGCAACCTTCAATCAGAAAATTTTAAAGATGTATTTGCATCTGTCAATGACATTGAAGCAAGCATGTTTTATGAAATTACTTCGCAACGCCTTAAAGTAATTGAAAAATTCCAAAAAATAACTGATGAAAATCAGCTTGAAAGAGCTGTACAAATGTATTTATATGATCATTTATGGTTATTGGATCCTTCATGGGAAAGAGTCACAGGCACATCTGTTATGGAGCAAACATTGACCAAGGAACTAAAACAGATAAACCCTGATGCTGCTAGCGGTGCTCGTATTGATATCGCTTTCAAAACCGTTTCTGGCAAGCATGTAATTATTGAGATGAAACGACCTAAAGTGCACCCAGATATAATGAACCTAGTCGCACAAGGTAATAAATATGTACAGGCAACGACACAATGGTTCTCCAATAACCCTAAAAATTGCCCAGGTGGAAATATACCGCATATAGAAGTAATATTCCTGGTTGGCTCTGGATATTTACAAGAGAACCAACACTTTATAAATATGCAATTACTTTCTATCAATGGAAAAATATTGACATATAATGACCTAATCGTGCAATCAAAACAAGCCTATGCTGAATATCAAGACAAAAAGAATGATGCAGCTAGAATTATGAAAATAGTTGAGGGAATCTAATTATACCCCCCTGTTTTTTGACAGGGGGGATGACATAAGTTTTAAATATTCATTTCTGACAAATGTTTTAAAATAGTTTCACCTACGACCTCACCAAGCCTAACAGGAACAGCATTACCTATTAAACGCGCAACTGTTCTCATTTCAATTTTTACATCATCAGGCCAAAACTCATACTTTTCTGGGAATGACTGTAATAGCGCAGCCTCTCTTAAACTTAATGCTCTATTTTGGACAGGGTGCCCAAAGCGTCCATTCCCATATCCAATACATTGAGTTGTAATTGTCGGTCCAAGTTTATCCCAACACATTCTCCCATATACAGCAGTATATGTAGAACCACTTTCTTTTGTATGACATTTTGCTCTTAGCTCTTCTGGCCAATCACGCCATGTTCCACCAGGTTTTGATGCCATTATTCTTTTTATATTAATATCAGATAATGATGCAGAGCGATGTAGTTTATCTCCAGCGTGAACAGCACCGGCACTAATTTCAGGAAGATTACCGATTATATCTCGCACCGTTTTATAATCATTCTTCTCATGAGTTGGTGGAATTATTTCTATTTCTCCATATTTTGATGCCAATAACACTAATCTTGAACGACTTTGTGCCATTCCATAGTCTGGACAAAACACCACCCCATACCAAACAAAATAGCCATCATTTTTAAGAGACTTAATGAAGTCCTTAAAAACCTTATGATTCACCACTCGGGGAACGTTTTCCATTGTAATAATATCTGGCTTTGCAAATTTAATTTGCTTAGCAAAGCTATAAAGCAAAGACCATCTTTTATCTTTTGAACGTACTACCCCTAATTTAGCACTATTAGTATAGCTTGAAAAAGGTTGGCATGGGGCACAACCAGCCAAAACTCGAACCTTCGCTCCTTCGAAATATTTAACTAATTCGCCGTCCTCAATGTCTGTAACACTTTTCTGGACAAAGAGTGATTTATTATTTGTCTCATAGGCAAATCGACAGGCTGCATCTATATCATAACCTGCAACTACATTAAGCCCCGACTTCTGAAGACCGTGAGTCAAGCCACCCGCGCCACAGAATAAATCAACAACCTTAATCAAGATAAACCTCCTTCTAATGCTGTGGGGATTGTAGCATTGTTCTTTCTCATCATCGATGTTTACTTGATGCTTGATTTGTGAATACAAAATCAAGCATGTCAATCATTATTGTTAGTTTGTTTCAAATCCCGCCCAACCATCAGAAATCGGATATGAAAACGTTTTCCCATCATAATTTACGGTCGCGCCACGCGCCAGCGCCTCAAGCTCCCATCGCTGCGGCCTGATACCGTTCTGAGCAAGGTCAACGCGGATACGGGTAATTTGCATTCTTTCCGACCGGGTCAGTCTGGCCGATGGTGCAATTTCATGTGGTTTTAACGAGCTTCCGTTTCTTTGCTGACGACTTGGCGTTCTCCGACCGTGTTTTAATGCACCTCTGAGCGCCCTCACGACCTCCGGGTCACTCCATTAACACCGTCATCAACCAGATTAAGCACTGCTGCGGCGTGCTCAGAAGGTGTGGGAGCCGGTAACGAAGTATCACCACCGGTGAGTTTTCCACAGTTATTGACAGGACTCCGAGGCGCGGCGATGCCGCTTTTTAAAGTCAAAGGCTCAACGACCGGAACTTTCGGCACAATGCGCCAGTCCGTCGTTCTGGTGATATGAATATGACGCGCGCCGAGATGCGGCGCGTAAATGCCGACCACTCTCTCGACTTCTTCCTCGTACTCGTTAACGTCATCCGACGGGCTACGGGCGACTCTGACAGTCTGACAATCGCGCGGAACATTTGCCCCACCCTGCGCGCTGATATACAACGCAAAATCACCACTGTCTGCGGCAGCGCGAGCAGCCTCGACGCGTTCGTCAAACTCATCAGCAATACTGACGCCGCGAGGCAATTTGCGTAGTTCACGGTAAGCCCCCATTGTCGGCAGTCCAACCGTTTTAAATTGCGGGATGCGCCACGTTGACGCCCATGCGGTAACAGCCGCGGCAGTATCTTTAAGCGGCTTACCGGTATCGTTATCGAGCTGACCATCCAGTGCATAGCCGTCGATATTTTTTGAAATGTATTTCGCGATATATCCCGCAGCACCGCCCCGGTTAAGGTGTTTTGCCTGAAAACGGTTTCGCGCGGCTCCTCTTTCGTCGCCATCCTCTTTGAGCGCATAGCGACGCATGATTTCAATAATCTGGTTACGCTGGCGTGGATTACAAAAAAGCATCATATGCCAGTGCGGCGTTCCGTCGTGGTGTGGTTCAACAACACGCAAACCGTAGGCCTGTAAATCATTATCCTTGAATGCCGTGCGCATCAGGCTCCAGATACGGCAGAGATAACGCTGCGCATCCTTTGGATTAAATGCCTCATCATTCCAGCCGTGATTTAGCTGGACGGTTTTACTTTCGCCTTTTCTGACCTGACGTGTCGGGTGATACTTTGACGGCGCGGTCAGCGTGATAAACATCCCCACATCACCTTCTGCGGCAGCGTAACGCTCAATACCGGCGATGGTGTTCATCAGCTCCATCCGGCGAATTTCTGGATTAGAAATACTGCCCATCACCTTACTGATAAGGTCGATGCGCTCGCCGGTTTCCCTGTTTTCAAGGTCACACGATTTAAGAAATTCCAGATTTGCCTGGCGGCGCGCACGCACATCACGAATGGCATGTTTACTGGCATAAGGAGAACGGTCTTTATTGACCTCCCCGACAGCAATCAGTAACGCCTCATGCCAGCGCATACGCTGGCCTTTAAGCTGATGAGTCCACCATTCATCGTTAAACAGACGGGCAATGGCAGAATATGCCTGCCTCGTGGTCATCTGCCCTTTACGGTATTTTTTCCAGTAGAGCGGAGAAATATTGAAAGCACGTGCAGCGCCAGCAACATGACCATACAGGTGAGCCTGCGCCTCATCCGTAAACAGCGATTCTTTTTCGCCATGCGCATCCACCCAGGCATCGCAGAGTTCCTCATACATCATGAAAAGCTGCGATGAGATACGGGCGGCAAACTTTTTCAGCTCCTTATCATTCATCCCCGGCAGACGCGCATAATGGTCACGCTCTGCCAGAAACAGCAACGACGCGTCGGTGTTCATTTCATGGCGCTGATTCACACGCTCAATGCGCGGCCATAAACGACGCTGAAAAGTGGATGTGAGGAAATAAAACCCGTGCACCGGGCTTTTATTGCGCCGGATGTAGTCATAGCGTGAAGTAAACAGCGAGCGCAAAAAGTAAGGCAGGCGGTTAATCGTGGATAAAACACCTTGCACCTGACGCATCTCGTCACGTGTAAGGGGTCTTTCGCGCCCGACGGCCTCGCGTGGCGCGTTCCATGCATAAGCACCGGTAAACGTCTTACCGGTGCCTGCGGCAAATGCTGACGGAGGGACAAAACGCCCGGAGGCTTTAACGGCCATATGAGCCAAAAGCCTCTGAACAACGCTTGCTGAGTTGCTCAACCTGCGCGTTTAAATCAGCAAAAGACTTTGCGCTTCCGGTCAGAATATCGTGATGCATCAGGCCGGAAACAAGCTGGCTTAATTTCGGGTAATAACCAACCACCGCCAGCCATTCCTGACCGGCGTTTTTACCGCTTTCCGCTCTCTTTTTCTCGTGGAGAATAAACTGGAAGCTGTCACTGGTAACGACATAACGTTCGCCAATTTCAATACGAATACTCATGCCGTTCTCCGGTAATGTTTGTTTTTTGCTTCAAAGACTGACTGACAGGAAACACAACGCGTGGCTGACGGATAAGCCGCACGACGGGCAGCAGGTATTGGCGCGTCACACTCTTCGCAAACCAGCGCAGAAGCACCGCAATGTTTACCCCTTGCCGCGTTAATCTGGCGCTCCAGTAATTCAGCCTGTTGTTCCTGAATAAAATCTACGTTGTCCGGCATTATCAGCTCCTTTTATCGTTAAGTTTCCTGGATACATCAGCGCAATAACTGGCGAGTTCTGTCGTTAATTTTGTCAGTTCATCCACTGAGGAAATTTGCTTGTGGAATACAGCGCGTTTAACAAGTAAATTGACCACATCAGACAGGAGGTTTAATTCATTCTGATAAATCGCGATAACAGATTCAGTGATGTCGCGTTTTTCTTTATCAAGACCAAGTTGAATAAGAGACAAATCGCCATTTTCCATAACGGCGATTTTTAAGGCGTTATTCAGTAATACAACTGAATGAGAACAGGACATCAAAGTACCTCCCCACGAGACAATCCGATATTGTGAAATTTTTCCGACTCCTGACTGAGCAGCTCGACTATCTCCACGCGGGATAACTCCGCCTTTGTGATGTGGCGAATCATGGCGTCAAGATGAGAAGAAAAGCGCGTCGCAGCGTCAGCCTGTGCTTCGGTTCTGGCCTGTTGCAGCAGTAATGCGTATTTACCGCACTGATTTTCAGAAACTGTATGCATAATTTTCTCCAGGCAAAAAGAAGCCCCGCACGATTAAGTGCGTTTAAAACTCTGGTTAATTATTTAATGCAGATATTGCTCTGGTTTTACCGACGTCAGAATTGTCGGTGCATACTCAAACAGGCTGAATAATTCACGTAATGCACGGAATAAGGCATCACGCCAGTAACATGACTCTTCATTAATTCGCCAGTATGGCTGGTTGAATTCTTTTTCAGTCAATCCGGCATGCATAAATAAAGTACGACGCTGACTGACTGTTAAAAAACTAATATATGCATACTCACTTGCGCCAACCTGACGGCGTTTTGAGAATGCCCCACGCAATTCATCAATTGCACAAACCAGCCGTTCACGTTCGACGTCGTTCATTTCTTCAAAACGCATCGTTGCATGACGTTGTTTTAACTGCGCATGAAAGCAAACCGTTAGCCGTTCGCGTTCCATCATCTGATTATAATAATCACATGTATCCTGCCAGCGAGGGACGGCCAGATGCTTACCAATTATCCGGCGCATAGCTGCTGGCTGTTTTTCAACGAGATTAAGCGTCATCACTGTCATTTCCAGACCCTCCGGCTTTTCAGAAAGGTCAGAGCCTTCTTTAACGGACTCTGTTTTTTGGTGCGGATAATGATTCCCTTGCGTCCCTTCCCGTGGGTGATGGTGAAGTCAATCGCCCTGGGGCTTTCGTTACGCAGTAACTGAGCAATACAACGCGGTTCACTCATAATCACAACCCCATCCACAAAAGCCATGCATCACGCTGTTCAACTGGTCGGTTATAAAACGCCTCTCGTACAGCGCGATTAAACTCTGGAATGAAAACCCACTTCTCACCGACACGGGCGTTCGGCTTACTTGGATCACGAAGCTCAATAACTGGCAATTTATTCTCTTTTACCATCTTGACTACAGCCGTTTCTGGCTTACCAAGTAACTCTGCAAACTTAACCGTATGTACCGCATCAATCGGGTACTGAATCACATAGTCATTGACTTCCATTGATTAGCCCTTTTTGCTTTCGTGTTACCCTTATTAGATCCAGTCCCTTCTAGGTCGCCCTTGTCCTTTCTAGGGACTGGCTAACACACTCAAAAGGTCACCAATACACAACCTTTTGACGGGAATATAAGTCACCAATAGGTTACTGTCAAATGCAGACATTCGAAAAACTGAAAGCGATTAGGAAAGCAGAAGGCTTAACACAGGCGAAATTCAGCGAAATTAGCGGGATAGCTCTAGGAACAGTCAAAAATTACGAAAGTGGGCATAAAGACCCTGGTCTCAGCATCGTTATGCGAGTCACAAATACGCCTTTATTTAAAAAATATACGCTCTGGTTAATGACTGGTGATACGTCACCACAAGCTGGTCAGATCGCGCCGGCTCTCGCACACATTGGGCAAAAACCAACAGAATCAGACCACTCCGAAAAACAGACTGGTTAACACTCTATAAACATTACATTTTCACTATTTGTTACCAAGATGGTGAATACAGCGTCAGAGGGCTTTCTTATGTCAATTAAGAAGCTCGATGATGGACGCTATGAAGTGGACATTAGACCTCGCGGTCGCGACGGAAAACGCATCCGCAGGAAATTTGAAAGAAAAGCTGAGGCTGTAGCATTTGAGCGATACACAATCGCCTACGCCAGCCAGAAAGAATGGGTAGGTCAGCGAGCAGATCGCAGAACTTTGAGTGAGTTGCTGGACATCTGGTGGAAATATCACGGGCAAAACCACGAGCATGGAACAAAAGAGTTTAATCATCTGCTCAAAACCATCAGCGGCATAGGTGATATACCAGTGAGCCGGATGAGCAAAAGAGCTTTGATGGATTATCGTTCCATGCGACTACGTGATGGTATCAGTGCCGCAACGATAAACCGTGACATGTACCGATTATCCGGCATGTTCACAAAATTAATTCAATTGGATGAATTTTCCGGGCAACACCCAATTCACGGACTGCCGCCACTGGCGGAGGCCAACCCTGAAATGACGTTCCTGGAAAAAGCAGAAATCGAAAAACTGTTAAATGTTTTGGATGGTGATGACTTACTTGTCGCACTTTTATGTCTGAGCACTGGGGGAAGATGGACGGAAGTTGCCACGCTAAAACCAGCACAGATTACAAATTGCAGGGTTACCTTCCTGAAAACCAAAAACGGTAAAAAGCGAACCGTGCCGATTTCTGAGGAACTGGAGAAAAAAGTTAAAGAGGAGGCCAGCGCTAAATTATTCAAAGTTGATTATGAGAAGTTTTGCGGGATTTTACGCAGAGTGAAGCCAGATATACCACCCAATCAGGCAACCCACATCCTGCGGCATACATTCGCAAGCCATTTCATGATGAATGGGGGCAATATAATCGCACTGCAACAGATTCTGGGACATGCGAGCATTCAGCAGACGATGGCCTATGCGCACCTTGCGCCTGACTACCTGCAAAATGCCGTCGCACTGAATCCTCTAAAAGGCGGAGTGACGTTATAA